GTCAGGAAGAAACGAATTTCTTCTTGCCACCCTGGCGGCTGGACAAGTCTTTGACTTGTGTTGCCCAGCTTGCCCCCTCTTTCGGGGGCTCGCTGCCTTTCATCGACATCATGACACCGAGTCCCGGTGGCACCCTCTCCTGAGAGAGGAGAACCACCGGGCCCTCGGCCAATTCCTCGAGTCGGTCCACGAGGGCCGACTCTTCAACCTCCCCCAGCGGCTTCCCCCGCCCCGTCAAACGGTGAGACTGGAGTTTGTACTTCTTCCGAAAAGCCGCTGCAAAGCTGTCGAACGGACGGCAATATGGCCGCCCGTCAGCAAAGCCAGCGACCCCCAAAGAAGGGGCCCATACCGCAGCCAGAGCGACTGCGGCATCGTCGAGCGTGAGGGTACGATGACCTGGGATTTCACTGCCAAGTTTCTCCAATCTGGAGCCAACTTCTGCAGGAACTTCCCAAGGCGGATCGGCCTCAAGCTCGGCGCGGGCCTCTTCGAGGGCAATCGAAAGAAGATCTCCGGCCACACCGGTCGTTCTCCAAGAGTCCACCAAGTTTTGCAGAACCGCAACCGCCGGCCCTTGAGGGCTCTCCCTGGCATCGAGGAGAACCCGGAAAAGGAAACGGCGGTAGTCGGTTCGGCAATCTTGGAGGACACGACCATGACGGAGCGGAGGGAAGCCGCCCCCTCCCAGGGCACGAGGCACACGTGCCGGAATGCCACGGCATTCCAACCGTCGGATCTCGGGCCGCAAAATCGTCACCAACCGGCCAACCCTCCTCCGCGTGAAAGAGGAGGACCAAGCCGGGATGGAAGACGAAATTGCGGGGCCGGAAGTTGCCCAGGTCGGCATCTCGTAGCAGAAAGGAGAAGCCCGTTTGGTTTCAAAGTGACCAGGGTGGACTATGGACCTCACCGGAACATAGTCAACCAGGAAACTTGCATCCATTCGGAACAAATCCAGTTCTGCCGAGACAACCGACCCGGGCTTCAACCGGCCCAGGAGGGCCCAGTCCGGGGCAGGGACCTTGATGTGCTCGAACCACGCCATTTGCTCTGTGAAGAGCAAAAGGTGGTGAGACACAAGGTGCTTCCCTGCCGAGAGACCGGAGCCCACCGCCCGGATCCGACGTTCGTAACCGCAGTGAGAGAGAGCCGGGAGGACTCCCGCGAGGTCATCGCCGCAGACAGCCAGTCGGAAAGCCCCAAAAGGCTTGATTGGAATGCCCTGCGAACGCTGAACCTCGGCGACGGAATCCTCCGCGGCCCAGAGGTTAACCAAGTTGAGGATAAACCAGGAAAGGGGGAGGCCCATCAAACATCCACGCACAGATGTGATGGTAAGTTCTCCTTCTTCCTTTCCGGTTGCCTCCTCCAACTCGGTATACCTCACTACCTGCGGTCCGAGCACGAGCCTCCCGAGACGACGTACGTCGTCCGGAAGTCCTGCCCCATCGCAAACTCCCTCCCACACCGCCGCAATGGCGGCCTGAGACAGGCCGTCCGTCGCCTTGGTAAGGTCGGCCGACACCAGAAGCGGGTCCCCAAGGCCAAGAGGGGCTTCGACGGGGTCTTCACGCAGATCCCGAAAGAGGCCTACAAGGCGCTCCCCAGAGAGGGAAGCCTTGATCCTTGGGTCCCGCTCCAGCATCGGCCAAACCACCGAGCGGACAAGATGGCCGGCTTCCACCAGCCAGATGGGCGACTTAGTGACGATGCGTGTCTTAAAACCACGTTCTTTAATCGTCGCCGCCTCGCACTCTGGCAGTGGACCGCCGGCCAACGCGTCTGCGGCGGAGCGGAGGGAGCAGTCCCGAATGATTTGGGCCACCCGCCGTCTTTCACCGTCCGGATCGGCGGAGATGTCTACGACATACTCCACCGACCCTCGAGTTGCCGCGTGCCCCATGGCAGCGCGATTCGATTCCCCGGTTTCGGTAAACCGGGATGGATCGGCGAAAGTGGGGAAAAGGTTCAGCCGGTCCGCCGGATTGGACGGGACGCCTGGCTCCTCTTCAAACCACGCGTTGACCCTGTCTCTGAGATCGGTGCGAGCACCGCCCCAGAAACGGGAAACGTCAAGCGTGGCAGAGGAAGAGGCCTGCATCCGAGCCACATCCGAAGCGGCAAACCGGCCGTAACGCTTTCCCCAGCGGGTAGCCCAAACCTTGAGAGCCAACCGGTCGGGTCCAGGCACCCCATGAGGGGATGCCAGAACCGATCGGTGGCTTTTCAAGGCCTCAACCGCCTCTTTCCCGCCTGGATAAGGGAGTGCCCGGGAGAATGCTGTGAGCTGAAGCTCATTGCGGACTCTCCTCGGGAGGCTCCTAATTTTGTCCAGGCGGGTCAGAAGACGGGTGAGGCATTCGGGGCTGGATGGGTGGAGGGGAGAAACCTCGGCATATTGTCGGACCTCAGCTGGCAGCGACTTACGGTCGTGGGAGGCTGCACGAGAGCGCAAGTGGTTAGCAAAGGCCTTCAGGACCTTTGCCACGAGCGCCATCCCGCAGCCAACGACTGTAATCGTTACCCAGGAACGGAGGGCCGACAATGCCGAGGGGGGGAAGTTGACGTCACAAAGGTAAATTGCCGAAGCGAAAGCTTCCCACGTAGCCTGAGTGTCGGAACACCAGGCCGCGCGTTGCTTCTTCGGCGCCTTGCCAACGTGACGGAGGAACTGGCCGAGGGCGGCTCGTTCGGAAACCGAATAGAGCCGACCAGTTATGTTGTCGATGAAGGGCGGTGCGGAGAGATACTCAAATCTCCCTGGACGCACCTTGGACCGGCGGGAGGGTTTTCCCTTCTTCCGGGCCGGAGGCGTTCGGTCTACGCGCACCAACAAGGCCGCTACCGTTACCGGTAGCGTCCTCGCTGTGGTTTCGACCATGG